CAGAAAAATAGTAGTGCACGTCATCGAAAAAGAAGTAAAAAATAAATTATGTTTATAAGATAAATGAGTATGACAAATGAATTTCAATCTCATCAAATTTCGCCAAATGCATATACAAATAAACCGCCTAGTTTACTATTTGATGCATTTAATGCGGTTAAATATATAATTGAGTTAATCGCAATAATACCACAATACACATATTATTCTTTTGCAAATGAACGAGATAAGGCAGGAAGTTTAATATTTGATGTGGAATTTAAAAGAGACAAATATATGGTTGAAAGAGGAGATAATATATTCAACCAATCATTATCCAAACTACAAAACAAAAATGCCGTAAGATACTATACAAAACACGTTAATGCAAATAATAATACCTATTCTCTTTCAAGGTATTTACCAAATAATAGAAATAAAAGAAATAAAAGTCGCAAACGAAGCAAAAAATAAATGTTTTTTAAGTAAAATGCGTTCAATTAAAATATAAAGATTTTATCTATTCCATATCAAATGAATTCATCTATCGAAGAATCGACACCTGCATCGCATATTTCGGACGCTTCACAAGAAGCGAGCATTATGGAAAGTTTATTGCAATTTTACGAAAATAAAGAACATTTGCAAACAATGCACCTTATTATCACAGGCCAATCAAAAATATCACTCCGGTTAGTAGATTGGTTTGTCACCAATTATGCAAAAAAGGAATATACATGGTACAATATTATCAAACCAAATGGGAAGGAATATCGGTTCAAAGTTTATGTTGAATATAAAAACACACTTCGATCTGTCCATAAAGTATGGTTGGATCCATTTTGCAGATGTAATCGCGTTCAAATTCCATACTTGAATGGCGAGTATATTCAAACCACAATTGGACAGTTGAATTTTTTTAGATGGGCAATTACAAACAAAGTAATTCATTATATTAATGAACACTATGATGAAATTGATGCCGATATGACGTCAAGAAACAGCACATCAAAACGAGCAAATTCAACTGTGTCGGAAACAGATGGAAAAACAAGAAGACGAAAGAGAAGAACCGAATTATCCGTTTCAGCGACAAAAAACATAAAAAAGGAAAATGTGGAGATTACTATTTCTTTTGAGAAATGACGCTATTTTGCGATATATCAATAATTACTCATTTATAAATAATAATGTAATGTTATTATATGGATGTTACATTTATAGATATGAGTAAAAAAGATGCGACATCAATTATAAATGAGCGACCACTTGTGTTTAATGTTAAGCAATCTGCTATTTCGATTGCAAGTAGCACAATAGATATATTAAGTCTTGTGATTGCTATTCCTTTATATTTGGGTTCATATATATATTGCAAGGTATTTAATATTGCAAATACAGGTAAATGCATTGAGTATGCTGAGGCTAATATGGAAACCAATTTTTTATCTCACACTGCAAAAATAAGCGACAATTTAAATAATATATATAAAAACAGATCTAACATTAGAAGTAAACCCATTAATTCACTCGCATTTCATAACACATCAAACAGGCAAACTAGACATAAAACACAAAAATACAGATAAATTGCGCGATATTACGAAGTAGTATATTATTCAACAAAATAATTTAATATATTGAATATTATAAGATGACATCATTTAAAAATCGAACTACATACCAAATGTTTACACAAAACCCGAGTTTGTTTATATATGATGAAATAATTATGCCATATATAAATTGGATTTATTATTGGTTTTATCCAAAAAAATCAATATCACATAAAAAGAAGATCGAGAAAGACAAGAAAAAATATCACATATTGTAATATTAAATAAAAACACAGCAACACGAAAAATAAAAAAAACATTATTATCGTCGAAAACTAAAAGATTTTATAGTCGGCATAAACTTAAAAAACAAACAAAAGCAATGTTCTATGATAAAACACCATCACCCGACAATTCACATATATTTTCACCAGTTAGTTCATCACGTGCTTAAAACTAAATATATTTCGTAAAAGAATAAAAATTAATAAATAATATATTTATAAATGAGCAATTATCAATATATTATTATTTCAGCCACTCAAGAACGTGCCAAAACAACAGTCGAATTACTTTCAAAGGTGAATATATCTAATCGACCCATTTATGTCTTATGGGCATCTTTAATCAACAATTCAACTGATTTTTTATCTGATTTTAATGAAGATGATTATTATAAACGTCTTGTTTGTTGCACACGTAGTCATTTGCGAGCATTACAGTTTGCTTCTTTAGAGATTGCACCTGCATACAGCATTATATTGGAAGATGACACTACTTTTTTAAAAAATGATTTTGAAAGATTGATTATTGAATTAATTGAAAAAATGGATACACAATACACAAATGTAAATATGGCAAATATTGGATGGATTCCTTGCAATGAATACGATTATTATCAAGACAATAGTAAAACAAACACAATCGGAAGTTTAACGAATTACGACAATAGTCGACTAATGACATCATTTTACGCGGTCGGAATGCAAGGATATATTGTAAGAAAAGAGGGATTAATAAAAGACAATCGATTTCAACAAATTATACATTCAACTTCTTTTAAGGAATATGACAAAAAATTGCATACATTGTATCCGGAAATAGTATATGTTCAACTACCACAACAATATGCAATCGATCATGTATTATGCAGATTATTATCTTTTATGGTTGTATATCCAATGATGGTAATCGAAAGAGAAAATGAGCCGTCTATGTTGGCACATCATAATGAAGATTATTACTGGAAAAAATATTTTGGAACAAATAACAAGAGAAATAATTATCTGCGATGATGCCGACGTCGACTTCGACTTCGACTCCGGCTTGTGTGTATTTTTACATTCAAACGAGCCGTCAATGTATTTGATGAACGAATACCAATTGTTTTTGCCACTTTTTCTTCTAATTTTGTATTGAATAATTTATCAAAACAAAAAGGCACAAATAAAATAATATAATTGACATAAGTAGAAATAGCATTGGTAAAATTTTGAAAATTACGTGTAAATTTTTCTATATTTCTTGACAACTCCTCCTCATTATCTGATGTTATTTGTGTGTCACTCATTAATATATTATTAACATACTTTATTTATGTTTTATTGTTTAATTTGAAGTGGCATCTTTGTTTCTACGAGAAGAAATACCATATTGATTACCAATCTCAAAAGAATTAGAATTCACATATGTGTTCATTTTTTCCTTATCCAAGTCTGGAATTTGTCTTAAATTTACCATATTTGTTTCCGCCATTAAATTGAGTGATTTCCGATTGGCATCCATCATTTCGCCTCTTAACATATATGACTCTGTTAATGGATCAACTGTTCCTCTTCCTAAATAAGGAACTGTTAGAAATGGACGCGAAAAAAGAGTAATATTACCACGTGGGTTCACTTGAACACCACCAAAAATAAGTTTGGAAGAATTATCAACCTGAGATGCAGGAATATTGTATCCTTCACTATATAAAATTCCCGGCTGTGAAGTGGCAAATTCACGAGCATTATTGAAAGCATATTGGTAGTGATTGTTTACCATATAATTATAGTGTTCCATATTTTGCATGTCTGCTTGTGTTTTAATAACTTCATCATTTCCAATTCTTGTTAAATTGTCAAAAACATAGCTAAATTGATCTGCCATTTTATTATGAATTAGTGAAAGAAATTAAATTTACAAACAATTATATTTTTCTTTAGGGATTATTTTGGTGTTGGTCGGTTGCGTCTAATTTGAAAACTGTTATAACAATTACGTAATTTTCTTGCGGTTCGACGGTGTATGTTCGAATTTGCATATGTAATATTAGTTATATTATGACTCCCATTTTTTCCGCCAAGCCCAACTAACTTTTGTAATACGCCGAACGGGATTGATAATACTGTAATAATGAACCATGAAAATTCCATTACATGTTCTTTAATTTCCGAATATACGAATGAAGTTTTATCACTGCATTGTACACTATATACTATCTTGTTTTTGTTTATTATGTTAATAGTTTTCGTGCCATCCTTATTGACTAGTAATTCATCAATTACATCATAAATAGATTCATCATCACCAATATCATCAATGTTAGGATCAGTTTGGAGTCTATATGTTATATCCATATATCTTAATTAATAAAATAAATATTTACACCATCGGACATTTTTAATTCAAGTTCTTCTAAACCATTGTCATTATTTGGACTGCGATTGATAAAATATATTGTTTCATTGTTGTCATTGCGTATCGGTGGATTTTATAGTATGCATATAGTATACTTATATACAATATGTGTCATTACATTAACAACATAAAAAAATGAAACATTCGCTATTATTCACTTCTTAAAAGAAAATAATATGTCAGAACAATTGCTCGAAACTCCAGTAGAAGAATTCTATTTCGATTACCAACAACGAACCGAAAAAGAACATATATTGGAAAGACCAGATACATATGTAGGTTCAGTTGAGCTGACAGATATGACATCGTATATTTATGAAAACAATCACATTATGTTGAAACAATTTCAATACATACCTGCTTTGTTTAAACTTTTTGATGAAGCGATTGTGAATTGTCGTGATCATGTTGTTCGTATGCAAACAAAAATCAAAGAAAATGTCCCAAATTCTATTCCTGTGAAACACATTGAGGTTTCCATAACAGAAGACGGAACAATTGAAATGATGAATGATGGAAACGGACTTGATGTCGCACAACACCCAACACTGAAAACGTGGTTGCCAGAACTAATGTTTTGTCATTTACGATCTTCAGGCAACTTCAAAGAAGGCGAAGAAAGAACAACCGGTGGAAAAAATGGGTTTGGAAGCAAACTCATTTACATTTGGTCTACCTATGGATTAATCGAAACAGTGGATCACATTCGTGGATTAAAATATCGCCAAGAATTTCGAGATAATTTGAGTGTAATTGGCGAGCCAGTAATTACAAAATGTAAAGGCAAACCATACACAAAAATAGCATTCAAACCGGATTATGCAAGATTGCACATTGAAAACATATCACCTGATGTATTAGGATTATTTATACGAAGAGTATATGATATATCTGCAGTAACAGATAAAACAGTAAGTGTAAAATACAATGGGATACAAGTGAGTGCGAAAAACTTTAAACAATATGTCGAATTGTATTTTGACAATGAGATGACACAAGTATATGAAAGTCCAAATGAGAGATGGGAATATATTGTGGTGGCATCTCCGTTTGGAGAATTTCGACAAGTCTCTTTTGTAAATGGTATACATACGATGAAAGGTGGAAGGCATATAGATTATATATGCGACCAAATTACAGAGAAATTGATTGAGTATGTGCAAAAGAAACGAAAGGTAAGTGTGAATAAAAACGTATTGAAAGCACAAATGATGATTTTCCTGCGATGTGATATTATTAATCCATCGTTTGACGGTCAAGTGAAGGAATATTTAACAACCGTTCCATCAAAATTTGGATCGAGATGTGAAGTAAGCGATACATTTATCACGAAAGTGGCAAAATTAGGAATCGTAGAACAAGCGTGTGAAATTACAGAGGTAAGAGAAACACGTTCCTCTGCAAAGAAAACGCAAGGACGATCTGCGACAATCCGAGGCATACCGAAACTATGTGATGCCAATTTTGCTGGAACTGCGAAATCGCAAGAATGCAAAATTATCCTTACGGAAGGAGATTCTGCGAAAGCGGGTGCATTATCGGGATTAAAACCAGATGATCGCAATTATATTGGGATATTTCCGTTAAAGGGAAAATTACCGAATACGCGGGACAAAAAAATAACGAAAACTTCGAAGGACGAAGGGAGAGCAATAAATGTCGAATTGTATGACATTGCGAAAATACTCGGTTTAGAGATTGGCAAAACATATACAAAAGAAGACATACATAAATATTTGCGATATGGACAGATATGGTTGATGACCGATCAAGATTTGGATGGAAGTCATATAAAAGGATTAGTAATAAACTTTTTGCTGACAACATGGCCAGTATTGGAAGACATTGATGGATTTATAGGATTTATGAATACGCCAATAAAGAAGGCGACACACGGAAATAATACGGTATGTTTTTATAATGAAAAACAATATAAAGACTGGGTATTATTGACGGCGAATGCAAGTAAATGGAAAATCCAGTATTACAAAGGATTAGGAACATCAACCAAAGCCGAATTCGTAGAATATTTAAAAGAGAGAAAGATTGTAGAATTTTGCAATCGAGGGGAAACGAGTGAGAATGCATTATCGAAAGCATTTAGTGGACAGCGTGCCGACGATCGGAAACAATGGTTGGCAACCTACGACAAAGAAAGAGTATTGGATACAAACCAACGACAAGTGAATTATGAAGATTTCATTGATTATGAATTAATTCATTTTTCAAAGTATGATTGTGAGCGAAGTATTGGCAATTTGATGGACGGGTTAAAGATAAGTTTGCGAAAGATATTGTATAGTGCATTTTTACGAAATTTGACGACGCCAGTTAAGGTGGCACAATTTGTCGGCTATGTGTCTGAAAAATCGTGCTATCATCACGGCGAAGCGAGTTTAATGGAAGCCATTATTGGGATGGCACAGGACTTTATGGGTTCAAACAATGTTAATTTATTAGAACCGCTTGGACAATTTGGAACGAGAATAATGGGAGGCAAAGATAGTGCATCTCCAAGATATATTTTCACAAAATTAAGCGAAATTACGCGATTAATATTTAGACAACAAGATGATGCCATATTGGATTATTTGGATGACGATGGTCAAAGTATTGAACCTGCATTTTATGTTCCGATTGTGCCAATGGTGTTGGTAAATGGATGTATTGGAATTGGCACTGGATTTAGCACAAATATAATGTGTTATAATTTGGTGCAAATCATTGATTATTTGTTAGCAAGATTAAACAATGAAGATACGAATGGATATGAATTTATGCCATATTACAACAAATTTGGAGGCACAATTTCAAAAGTAAATGAGACAAAGTATATGTTTCGAGGAAATTACGAATTGAATGAAAATGTGTTGAAAATAACGGAATTACCAGTTGGAGTATGGACAGAAAATGTAAAAAAGATTATTGATGGACTAAAGAATGATAGAGATGCAGATGGGAATAAAATAATTCCGCTCATTACAGAGAAAGAAGATGATAAATGCACAGATACGACGATTGATTTTACCATAAAATTATCACCTGAAAAAAGGATGGAAATACAGGCGGAACCAAATGGATTGGAAAAGACATTTCATTTGACATCGACAAAAACAACAACAAATATGCATTTGTTTAATGAAAATGGACAGCTTGTAAAGTATGAAACCGTAAAAGAAATAATAGATGCATATTATCCAGTTCGACTGCGATATTATGAGAAACGCAGAGTATATATGATTCAACAATATGAGAATGAATTGGCGAAAATATCAAACAAAGTGCGATTTATAACTGAAATAATGGAAAATGTAATTGACATTCGAAGAAAGCCAGATGCGGAAGTAAATATGTTATTAACAACTCGCAATTATTTGAAAATCGACGACAAGTATGATTATTTATTAGATATGAAAATTCATTCATTTACAAAAGAAAAAGTGGATCGATTATTGAAGGAACAAGGAGACACAGAGCAACGACTAGAAAATATGCGAAATGTATCCAATGTGGAAATATGGAAATCAGAATTGATTGAATTACGTGAAGCGTATATTCGACAAAAAGAAGAAGAAGCAATTCAACGAGCGAAGGAACAGGAAGAGGCGAATAATGAAGATGTAAAAAAAGAAACAAAAACACGAAAGCCAAGACAACCGCGTAAGCCAGCGACTTCTATATCAACAAAATAAAATCGCATATTACACACCAATATGACTCCGACCATTGTAATCTATTTTCTTTCGAGACATGGAAGCAATTATGTTTTGTATTATTTGCAAATGTTTACAATTGTTTACAGTAATTTATTTTCTTTCAAGAAAATATTAAAATGGCAAACCAATTGCAATTAAGAAGATTTGATATGCGAAATATTCGATTTGATGAACAATCCAAAGGACCAACTGTTGTTTTAATTGGAAAACGTGATACGGGTAAGACCTTTTTAGTGAATGACTTATTATATTACCATCAAAATATTCCAATTGGAACTGTTATTTCTGGAACAGAGGAAGGAAACGGTTTTTATGGACGCATTGTTCCAAAATTATTTTTGCACAATGAGTATAGTTCGGCAGTGGTTGAAAACATTCTGAAACGGCAAGTTACAGTAATGAAACAAGTAAAACGAGAAATGGACAAATACAAAAAAACAAATATAGATCCACGTATGTTTTTAGTGATGGATGATTGTTTGTATGATGGAAGCTGGACAAAAGATAAATTGATGCGATTATTGTTTATGAATGGGAGACATTGGCGAATAATGTTGGTAATTACAATGCAATATCCTTTAGGTATACCGCCAATGTTGCGAACCAATATAGATTATGTGTTTATACTGAGAGACAATTATATAGCCAATCGCAAAAGAATATATGATAATTATGCTGGAATGTTTGGAACATTTGAGGCATTTTGTCAAGTAATGGATCAATGCACAGAAAACTATGAATGTTTAGTAATACACAACAATGCGAAATCAAATCGATTACAAGACCAAGTCTTTTGGTATAAAGCGGAGGAACATTCGAGTTTTAAATTAGGATCGAAGCAATATTGGGATTTATCAAAAGACATACCATCAGATGATGACGAAGATGAAGAACAATACGATCCAACGAAAGCGAGACGAAGAGCAAATCGACCAAATGTAGTGGTGAAAAAGGCGACAAAATGGTAAAAGAATGAAATGGATTAACTTAAAAAAGAAAATAGGATGTCAGTAGTATTATTTCAAATATTATTCATATTTGGAACAATAGCATCACATGCTTGCAGTTTGGATCGAACAATAGCAGGTTGATTTTTCAACATTTTATCAGTGTCCATATATTGCGGCATAAGATTTTCGATTTGTCCTGCATTTAACAACACAAAATCGTCATCTGATTTCACAAGGACGTATCGATTGTTAATTTTATGAACATTAACCATAAACAATTCCATATTTTTATAAACAACGCTATTTTGACGCATAATTGTGTTGCGAATAAAATCGTGTTGAGTTGAACTAATATATTCCAAAATTGTCTTGATATGTTCCATATGAATTCCGATAGATTTATAAACTGCATATCTCCAAGCCATTCTTCCGTTGCAAAACATACCCCATTTCTCTAAACGAGATAGTTCATTACGAAGACGTCTTGCCTTCAGAATATTTGCATTGTAATCGCGAATATAAGAACCAAGTGTTCCAAGCCCAGCCTTTTCCAAATTATCAGGAAGTGTTTCATCAAAAAGTATCTTGACAATAACGACCATAATGTGTTCAAGCATTTGGGCTTTTTCTTCTTCAAACGTAGCATTAGCATTAGTAGCAACAGCAGACATCATATTTTTCTTTTGTGAATAAAATCGAATATTGATATGTTTTGTTTCATTTTTTTGTAAAATACCAAAAAAAATAAAATGTAATTGTAAACACAAATGATATTATAAATCATTGATAAATATGTTGTGTTTATTTTTATATTCGCCGTTGAATTGAATTGTATCTGAATACATATGGGTATGATTATTTTTAATAATATTGATGTCGAGTTGAAGACAATCAATCGGTTTCATTCCATATTGAAATTGATATACAACGTATTTTTTTTCCACGTCATTCAACCCATATAATATTTCATATGAGTTTTCATTAAAAGATGGATACATTTTCACACTTTCACAATTGTCGGTGATAAATTCTATATAGTCGTGTTCTATCTCGCAAGGAATATAAACACAAATAGTAGTAATAAACATTTTATTTTATGGTTTCACATTAATTTAACTAAAAATTCATTCATTTTTTTGTAGTGAGAATTAAAATAAAAATGAAATGAAATGGGAACAAATTACAAACAAACAAACAAATAAAGTGATATGAACAAAAATACATTGGCGATTGAACACATTGCGATTAAGATGCAATGCGATTTAAAATTGTTTGGATGTTTTATAATAAATGTAAACAAATATCAACAATTTGAGATTGAATATCCGATTATGAATGTCGATAAATTGTTCCGAATGGGGCAAATTACACGGGTATATCTTGCTTTTGTAAAATTAGCACATATATATCGATGCAAAAAAAGAAAACACAAGCCGAGTGGGCAATTTGATTTATTTGCGTTTGAAATGTGTGAACCGCCAAAATATCCAATACAATTAGTTCATAATGATCAATTGTATGAGTTTAATGCGGTTGATTTATTAAAAATTGTGTATAATGCGATAACATTCACACACAATTTATATATACCAATCAATATAAAATTTCCCAAAAATCCGTTTAATAATATTTCATTTGGGATAATTGAAATACAAAATATATATGTCCAAATGATGGAATATCGAAATCATTTAAACATAAAACAAATGTATGTATTTCAACAATTTGTAAAGACAATTTATATGCCAGTTAAATTTTTGATTGATACCAAAGATTTAATGAATGAGATTGCGATACAAACATATGTAAAAACGTGTGAAGAAAATGAATTCAACGAAATGTTGAGTGAATTATTGTATATTTACAATGATATGTATAATCCACCAATATTTATTGAAAATGATTATCCTATTTCAAAACTACGAAACATATTGCAAAATGTATTGATACAATATGCAAAATATAAATTTTTAGAATTGAGCTATGGTAAATTATTATCTTTAAAAATGTTGGACACAATATATAAAAAAAGTGGATACAAATTTGGGAGAAAGCGGATATATGTTGGGTGTCATTCGGTGTCTGGAAAAAATATATTTTATCACAGAAAGATTGAATATATGTAAAATGCCGTGCATAATTTTATTTCTTTTGAGATTTGTCTACACACAAACTACAAATGTACCAATATATTTGGTTGGAACTCGGTGGCATCCGGATGCCACCACACGCCCTTATCTCAAAAGAAAATAAAAACATATGTTGCATATTGGAAACACGGCATTTTCGCGGTGTCAAAATAAAATATTATGAATATTTATATTTTTAAAGAATATGGTATAAATGTGTTTTAGGGGTGGTAACCGGATGATGCCAATCACCCAAATTCAATTTATGAAACAATAAATAGACAATAATACAACTATTTATAAAAATGAAATAAATTTTGATAAAAATAAAGTTGAAATATAAAATGCAAAGTGCAAAATACAATTATCATTCGGACACACCCATATATAAAGATAATTATGATAAAAAGCTTTGGCTATTGGAATATTTAAATGATGTGGAACATATGAAAAAAATAATTATTGAAGGTGATATGTATATGCAATGTATATCGACAAATATACATGCAATTCCTTTTTTGGAAAAATATCCGGAATATATTAATTGGAATTCTTTATCAATAAACGAAAATGCAATTACAATACTGGAAAAAAATATAGATAAAATAGATTGGTTTACATTTTCACACAATAAAAATGCGTGGCAAATATTAAAAAATCATATGTCTATAGATATATTTTTTAAACTCGAATGGGAATTTATCCATCCAAATAACGACAAATATATGGTGGAAATCATAGATAATTTTTATCAGCAAACACATCCTAAAAAGAGTTTGTTCGTAAAAAAGAATAATAAATATAGTTGTTGGGAGTATATGACGCAATATCATCCAATACAAATCCAGATGCGATTCCACTAATAGAAAAATATTTGCGACGAATATTTTGGGGAAAAGACAGAACACCAGAAAACACAGTTAATTGGCGTGAACTTTCCAGAAACAAAAATGCAATTCCTCTTTTGAAAAAGTATTTAGGAAGAATATGTTGGGATAATTTATCGTTAAATCAATGTGATTCTGCAATTTGTCTTTTAGAAAAACACATTGATAAAGTTAATTGGAAAAATTTGTCGATGAATGAATGTGCAATTCCTCTTTTGGAAAAACATTTTAATAATATAAATTGGGATGCATTATCAAAAAACAAAAATGCAATTCATCTTTTAGAAAAAAATCCGGATAAAATTAATTGGGTGAATATAAGTTATAATTCTAATTTAAATGTATTTTGTATGATGAAAAAATTTCCAGAAAAAATACAACATTTGGTATATGGTTGTGATTCTTATGTACATTTTATAAAATATAGTTTATTAACTGATTATATTGAAACAATAGATTGTTCTCACATTTGTGATAAAGAAAGTATGATAGTTTCATTAAAACAACATCCACAATATATTAATTGGAATGCATATTTATGTAGGGAATACGAAATGCTTTTATTTAATTTAGATTATGTAAGAATGAAGGCTGATTTTCGTCCAATCGCAAAAGAAATAGCTGAATATGTATTCAATCCAATGCGAATGAAACGAATGTCGGAACAATTTGGGATGGAAGAGATGGAATACATTGACTACTTTTAATGTGATTATATTGGAACAAAATGGACAACTGGATGCTGTTAAAATTGGCAGACTGTCTCAAAAGAAATAAAATCATATGATGATGCAATCAATGCATAGTTATAAACATCCAAATTACAAACCACATAATTTATTTTCTTTTGAGATATTGGAGACAAGTTTTAAGTGGACACCGGATGCCAAATAGAGCTTATCTTGAAAGAAAATAAATTAAGTGGTTTATAATTTGATGCATACGACTACGCATTGATTCCAATATGTATTGTGCGATTTTATTTTCTTTAAAGATTTAAACTTCGAAATGGACACCGGATGCCATTCTCCTTTTATATTTTAAATTTTAATGCCTTATAATTCTGTATGTATGGATGTGGTTTAATAAAATACTTGTATGCATAATGAAATGGGTGATTGCGAATATAATTGGTTCGACGACTTGATACTATTTCTTTATGAAAAATGTCGTAGAGTGCAGGTATAAAATATGCAAACATTTGTATTCTATTTTATACCGTGAAAATAAAAATCAATAATGTTTTATATATTTGAATTTATGTATTGGAAAAATGATTGTTTCCAAACATAAAAATAATATCTTAATTATTATATGTCGAAATCTATTGATAATAATACTCTTGTATTTAATAAAGACCGAAATTCGGCTCTTGCTATTAAAGAAGAAGAACTTCGTGCGAAAATTATTCGCATTATTGATGATGCCGACATACGTGATTTATATGACAAATTACCAGATAATAAGAAAGCAATGTTTGACGACATGTCTGTCCAAGAAAAATACACGGCTCTTAACAAAATGCTCAATCGTAAATCTGCTTCTTTAAAGACAGATGAAGTTATTGAAGAAAAAGAATATAAAGATGAAGATGAGTATGGAGAAGATGAAAACGACGATAAAAATGACGACAAAAAAGACAATAATAAAAATGCAGAACAGACGAGAAATGCCGACAATGGAAAACTATTGGATAAATTAATGAAAACATACATGGATCAACATCCATATCTTCAACCGGATTTGCACGAATTAGAAGTTCGGTTCAATACTGCAAGAAATGCACGCCGTCTTACTCGAAATGATTATGATAATGTAATAAAAGTAATGAAGGGTCTTGGTTTTGCAGTAAATGATACTGCTGGCACATCATATCTTCGTATTTTTAGCGAATATATGGACAGTGTAAGCGGTAAATATAAAATATCAAATGTTCGTGTCGAATTGGCGGGAATATATGTTATTCAAGACTATTGTATGTCGAATGATTTAAAAAGCGTATACAATAAATATCCAAATTCGGTTCATTTTGTAAATAAAGCGAAACCGAGTGGGATAGAAAATGCAACTGTTCATTTCGACAATTTTCAGTTTCGTGTTTCATATAATACAGAAAACCAAGCGACACAAGGAATGAAGACACATATCATGTCGCAGTGGAAAACAAATAAAAAGAAATTCAGATATATTAATCGACTTACATTTACACATCCAAATTATCCTTTTAAGGTAGATTTAAGTATAGTGAAGGAATCGCATCAAACCAAAACGAAAGGAAGAATTGACACATTAATGGCATATACGACAAGTGAAGCCGGTGTGTTTACCAATCCCGAGAGTTATGAAATCGAATTAGAACTTGACAATACATTAATTGGACCAACAACAGAACATTTCAATACTTTTGAGAAGATTACATTCAATATGAAACAATGTATAAAAATCATACTCGGAGCATTACAAGGAACAACATTTCCAATTTCATATTACGAAATCAATGACATCAAACGTGATTATGCTTCTCTTTTAAAACTAGATTACCCTTCGTTCATTGGGCCGAGTCCAATTACGCTACAAATGGACAATATTGTTGACAGTAGTGATTGCAATTGCCCAAATATTCGAAATAATTTTGTCGTGACAGATAAAGCAGATGGTTTACGTCATATGCTTTATATACATAGCGATGGAAAAATCTATTTAATCAATCAAAATATGGATGTTATATTTACGGGAGCAAAAACAAAAACAAACGAATGCAAGAATTCGTTATTAGATGGCGAATTGATTTCACACAATAAAGAAAAAATATTCATCAATCGGTATGCGAGTTTTGATTTGTACGTATTAAATGGACGAGATGTAAGAAGTTTACCACTCGTGAGCAGAGAAAAAGAAGAATGTAGATATACTCTTTTGCGAAAGATGATTAATCAATTAAATCCAGTAAGTATTTTAACAACGACCGAACCGACAAAAAGAGAAAAAGTATCACCGATTACAATTGTATACAAATTATTTTATCCGACATCGATTGATGTAGATAATCCAACTATGAATATTTTTCGTGGATGTCGAGAATTGATGGGAAAAATAAATGAAGGATTGATTGATTATGAAACAGATGGATTAATTTTCACACATATGTATTACGGTGTGGGAGGAACAAAAGAAGGCGAGATTGGAACAAAGCGAACATGGGACTATGCATTCAAATGGAAACCGCCAAAATACAATACAATTGATTTTTTGATTACAACTTTAAAAGAAGAAGAAAGCAAACAAGAAAAGATTTCAGTAATGTATCAGGAAGGTATTTCTACCAACAATTTGAACAATAATGTCGAATACAAGACAATTATACTACGATGTGGGTTCAGCAACAAAAGAGATATATTCAGTAATCCGATGCAAGCGATTATTGATGGGCAATTACCCAAAAAAACAGAAGATGGTGAAGACGATTATCTTCCACATCAATTTTATCCGACGGAACCTTATGATCCAAATGCGGGCATTACCAATATTGTTTTAAGATATGACAGCAATGGTGCAAAACAAATGTATACAGAAGAAGGCGAAGTGTTTTATGACAATACGATTGTGGAGTTTAGTTATGATTTAAGTCGAGAAGAAGGGTGGCGATGGGTGCCATTACGTGTTCGATATGACAAGACAAGCGAATTCCAGAGAGGAATGAAACAATATGGCAATGCGTATAAAACCGCAAATGAAAACTGGAAATCCATTCATTTTCCAATAACAGTTGAAATGATTTGCACAGGACAAGGAATTCCAGACATATCTTCAAACAATGATATGTATTATAATACAACAGTGGGAGACGAATACAAAACAGAAGGATTAAAAAATTTTCATAATCTTTATGTCAAAAAACGTCTTATATGTGGTGTATGCGAAAAAGGGGATACATTGATTGATTTTGCTTGCGGGAAGGGAGGTGATTTGCCAAAATGGGTGTCAGCCAAACTACAATTTGTGTTTGGTGTGGATTATTCACGTGATAATATCGAGCATCGATTAGATGGAGCGTGTGCAAGATATTTGAAACTGTGTGCGAAGCAGAAATCGATACCGGAAGTATTGTTTGTGCAAGGAAATAGTTCAGAAAATATACGCAGTGGAACTGCGATGATGAGCGATAAAGCAAAAGAAATAACGAGAGCTGTGTTTGGAACAGGAACAAAAGACCCGAAATCAATTGGGGAAGGAGTAGCAAAACAATATGGGATTGGGATGCATGGATTTAATGTATCTTCGTGTCAATTTGCAATCCATTACTTTTTCAAAAGTCCAGAAACAGTTCAGAATTTTATGAAAAATGTGGCAGAATGCACAAAACTAAATGGGTATTTTATAGCAACCACATATGATGGTGCAACCGTATTTAACCGATTAAAAGAAACAGCGATGGGAGATAGTTTTCAAGTGATTGAAGATGGCAAGAAAATATTAGACATTGTGAAACAATACAATGCCGAAATGTTTGACGCCACTTCGAGTAGTATTGGATACCAAATTAACGTGTTTCAAGAATCAATCAATCAATATATTCCAGAATATTTGGTGAATTATGATTACGTAGTGCGATTAATGGAATTATATGGCTTTATTCCTTTAGAGACAGAAGAATGTGAAAGAATGGGATTTTTACAATCGAGCGATTTGTTTATGAATTTGTATCAACAAATGATGAATGAAATTCGAGACAATAAAAGATACAAGGGCGAATATGGAAAAGCACCCGATATGTCATTTGGCGAGAAACAAATCTCATTTTTAAACCGATATTTCATCTTTAAAAAAATAAGAGAAGTAAATGTCGATAAAGTTGTTCTCGATATGACAGAATTTAATGACAGACCGCAAATTAATCAGCCTCCAACCGAAATATTGGTGAAATCCATACGGAAGATGAGAATACGAAAATGGGACGGAAAAACAATTGTATTGAAAGAAGTAATGGAAGAATTGACAGCAAAGCGGAAGGAAATGGAAATAAAACAAGCAGAGAATGAGGAAAAACCCGACGGGGAGACAACGGAAACAATGGAAACAAAGAAAGAAAAAGCGGAGACAAAGGAAGAAGCCAAAGAGGAAAAGGCAGATGAGAGGGAGAAACCCAATGAAACAAAAGAAGTTAAAAAGAAACGCACTGCAAAAAAAGTAAAGTCTGAATTATCCGCAGATGAGCCGAAATCAGAGCCAAAGAAAAAAGCATCTGTAAAAAAGAAAGATGCAACAACAGTAATTGAAGAAGAAACTGTGCCAATAGATGTTAATAAAACAAATGGTGAAAATCAAACGGATGGTGTATTGGAAGAGACAAAGATTGAATCAAAGGAAACAAAAGAAGTAAAGGAAACAAAGGAAACAAAAAAGAAGAAAAATACGACTCCAAAAAGAAGTAAAAAAGCATTGACATAAAT